GGACCGGGTCAACTGGGACGACATAACAGACAAGATGCTCTACGGCGTTTTCTACGGCTTCGCCGTCGGGGAATGCCTGTGGGCCAGGGACGGCGCCCAGATCACGCTGGACACCATCAAGGTGCGGAAACAGCGCCGATTCAGGTGGGGCAGCAATGGCGAGCTGCTGCTCCTCACCTCCACAGCCCCCCAGGGCATAGCGATGCCAGATCGGAAATTCTGGACCTTTGCCACCGGCGGCGACAACAGCGACAACCCCTACGGCATGGGCCTTGCCCACTACCTCTACTGGCCGGCCTTTTTCAAGCGGAACGGCATGAAATTCTGGCTGATCTTCCTCGAGAAGTTCGGTCAGCCCACCGTCAAGGGCCAATACCCGGGCGGCTGGGACACGAACAAGCGCCGGGAGCTGCTGGACGCCCTGCGGAGCATCCAGAAGGATTCAGCCTTCATCGTGCCAGAGGGCGCGCTGGTCGAGCTGGTCGAGGCGGCCCGGAGCGGAAGCGCCGACTACGACACGATGTACAGCAAGATGGACGCCGCGATCGCCAAAATCGTCCTTTCCCAGGTGATGACCAGCGAAGCCGTGGGCGGCCAATACAAGGCCGAGGTGCAAAAGGACGTCCGCGACGAAGTGGTCAAGGGCGACGCGGACATGATCCACAAGAGCGCATCGAGCACCTGGATACGATGGCTGACAGAGTGGAATTTTCCAGGCGCGGCAACCCCAAGAGTCTGGCGCGAGCTGGAAGACGCCCCGGACCTGGATGCCATGGCAGAGCGGGACGGCAAGATCATGAACCTCGGCTACGAGCCGACCGAGCAATACATCAAGGAAACCTACGGCGACGGCTGGGTAAAAAAGGCAGCGCCAGAGCCAATGCCCGGGCTGCTGCAGCCAGGCGTCGAGCCACCGCCAGAATTCGCCGAGGGAGCCGGCATCCTGCTGAACAAGATGGCCCAGCGCGGCGACCAGGGGCAGATCGTCGAGGCCGCCCGGACATTCGCCAACAACTACCAGGCATACATCGGCCCGCGGCTGGATGAAATCCTGGCATACGCCGACGAAACAGGCGACCTGCTGACATTCCGCAAGCGGCTGAACGAGCTGCTGGAAGAGACACCCGTGGAGGCAGCCGTCCGCGAGGTTCGGAAGGCAACCACCATGAGCCGGCTGATGGGAATGTTTAAGGGCCAGAGATGACCACCGCCCCGTATTACCGGCCGCCATTCGTCGAGTTTCGACAGGCGGCCTCCGTTTCGTTCAACCTGACGCCAGAGCAGGCGGTCGCATTCTTCCAGGCGAAGGGCCTACAGCCCACGTTTGCCTGGCAGGAGATGCTAGACGACGAGCACACCCGGGCATTCACCGTCGCCAAGATGATGGACGTCGACATGCTCAAGGACACCCGGGCGCTGATCGACCAGGCCATCAGCGAGGGCCGGTCCATGGAGTGGTTCAAGAAGGAAATCACCCCGTACCTGCAGAAAAAAGGATGGTGGGGCAAGCAGCAAGTGGTAGCACCAGGCGGCGCCATCGTTAAAGCCCAGCTGGGCAGCCCGCACCGGCTAAATACCATCTTCCGCACCAACATGCAGAGCGCCTACGCGGCCGGCCAGTGGGACAAGATAGCCGCCAACGCGGAGCTGATGCCGTACCTGATGTACGACGCGGTCGACGACCACCGGACCAGGCCAGAACACGCGGCGCTGGACAACCTCATCCTGCCGGTTGAGCACGAATTCTGGCGGACGCACTACCCGCCGAACGGCTGGAATTGCCGCTGCGGCGTTATCCAGCTGGCCCAGGACATGATCCCGGACGCGGTACCAGGGAAGACCGGGCCAGATTCCGGGCCGCCGAACCAGGGCACCTACAAGTGGACGAACCCGATCACCGGCAAGACCCGTAAGGTGCCGGCGGCGCTGGACCCCGGCTGGGACTACAACCCCGGGATGAGCTACCAGAAGCACCTCGCCGAGACGCTGGCCCAGAAGGTGGCCGCCCTGCCGCCAGACATGCAGGAAAGCGCCATGGCCGGCCTGGCTGCTGCGGCCGCGGAAGCCGAGAAGGCCAAGGTCATCGCTGCAGCCAAGGCAGCGCAGAAGGGCGTGGCGAAAGCCCAGGGTGCCGCGGCGCTGGCAAGGTCGATCGAGAAAACCAAGGCCAAGGCCGCCCTGTTCAACGCCCAGGCCGAGCTGGACGCAATCGCAGCCAAGAACCCGCCATACCTGGGAACGGCGCTGAAACAGGCCGAGAAGACGGCGAGCTGGAAGGAGCTGAACGCGACAGAGCGCCTCGGGCTGGTCCACGCGAAGGCCGTCAAGATTGAAGAGAGCGCCGCCCTGGCGCACTACAAGCAGGCCGTCGCCAAGGGCAAGAAGCCGAGCCTGAAAGCCCAGGCCGCCTTTGACGCCCAGGCCGAGGAAATCCAGGCCAGCATCCTGGCCGACATCGAGGCCAAGACCGGCGCCGCGGTCGCCAAAAAGGAAATCAGCGAGATCCTAGGCACCCCCGGAAAGTACGGCATGCTGGCAGACGAACTGGCCGCGGTTAAGACGAAGCACCCGGAATGGCCGGCAACCGAGATCCTCACGCAAGCCAAGGCCCAAGCCCAGGTGAAGGCCAGCCAGACGCTGGCAGATATCCAGATCAACCCGAAGGGCCAGACCCTGAAGCACAAGGCCCTGCAGAACCTGCTGAAGGACCCGGCAACCACCACGAAGCCGAACTGGGAAATCCTGCTGCAGGTGGAAAAGGACGCCGCCGCCGCCCAGGCGAAGGCCAGCCAGGCAGCGAAGCTATCCGGCTACAAGAAAAAGGTGCTCGCCGGCAAGATTCCCTCGCCGAGCGAAGTAAAGGCGTTCGACAACCTGACGCTGGAAGAGCAGGGCGCATTCCTGGACAAGATAGACAACGCCGTCGCCAAGCAGGCCGCCAAGGTCGAGGCGCCGGCAGCGATCAAGGCCGCGGAAGCCAAGGTGGTCGAGACGCCGGCAACCGCCACGAAGGAACAGCTGGAAGCAATCGCCGCCAAGGAGCACCAGGTGGCGGCGCTTAAAGCTAAACAGATCGACCTGCCGCCGCCGGATGCTTTGGAGGACAGCTTCGATGAAGTGCTGCAGATCATGGAGGGCATGCAGGGCAAGCTGGACGGCATCAACCCGGCCGACATCTGGATCGAGGACATCCTCAGCAGCGAGGCGATGTTTGACCACGACCCGTATGACCTGCTGATGCAATACAACGCCCTGATTCAGACGCAGATCGACGAAGCCTACAGCACCATAAAGAAGGCCAAGATTGCCTACGGCATCGAGCAGCCGGCGGCCGTGAAGGCAGCGAAAAAGGCAGCGACACAGAAGGCAAAGGCGGTCAGCGCGAAGGCAGGGATACCGAAGGAAGAGAACCTCGTCCAGATTGGCCCGCAGAAGGGCAGCAACCGCGGCGGGCTTTACCAGGACCAGAGCACCGGCGAGAAATTCTACATCAAGATACCCGGCGACGAAGACATCGCCAGGAACGAGCTGCTGGCCTCGAAGCTATACGCCCGGGCAGGCGTCGATGCGCCGGAGCTTTACCTGATCGACTTCAACGGCGAGAAGGCCATCGCCTCGAAGTTCGTGGACGGCCTGGACATCAACCCGGCAGCATTGAAGGCCGGCAAGGTACAGGGCGTGGCGGACGGCTTCGTGACAGACGCATGGCTGGGCAACTGGGACGTCGCCGGCATGGACTACGACAACCTCCTGGTGCGCGGCAACCGGGCATACCGGATCGACGTCGGCGGCGCGCTTCGCTACCGGGCGCAAGGCGGGCTGAAGGGGGACGCATTCGGACGCGACGTCACCGAGTTGAATAGCCTGCTGGACAAGGCCACCAACCCGCAGGCATCGGCGATATTTAAAGCCTATCGCAAGGCCGACCTGGACGCCGGCGCCATGCGCGTGATTTCGATACCGGACGACGAAATACGGGCACTGGTGAAGGAATACGGGCCGGCAAGCAAGGCCGAGAACAGCGCCCTGGCCCAGATGCTGATAAACCGCAAAAAGGCGATCGCACGGAAATACAAGCAGGTGACCGCGGAATACACGGCCGCCCTCGAGGAAACGATCGAGGCAGCCAAGATGCAGCTGAAGGCCGACCTGGACAGCCTGAACGAGAAGACGCTGGATGCCATCAAGGGCATCGCGCACCGCCACGAATTAGGCGCCGCCCTGGACGCGAAGGACATCACCAGGGTGCAGGCGCTGCGGCCGCAGCTCAAGGCCCTGATAGAAGACCACCGGAAATACCTCGACGCCGGCCTGGTAGACGAAATCCAGGGATACTTTGATACCTGGGTGGTCGATTTGGAGCTGGCGGTAGCGAAGGGGAAGGGAGCGCCGGCCAGGTGGTACGGCGGCACCTTTGACGGCTTCGCACCCTGGAAGGCCAAGATAGACGAAAGCCGAATCACCGTGGACATCAGCACTCTGCTCAACGCAACGGACCAGATGAGCGCCCCGGCCAGGCGGAAAGTGCTCAAGGACATGGGCATCGGGAACTGGTACGAGACGAACCAGAAGCTGGGCGATACATTCAAGCGATGGAGCACGGAGCACACCCAGGCGGTCAGGGCGTACACCGGAAGCAGCCACTACCGGAAATTCAACAAGAGCCTGCGGTTTGGCAAGCCATCGCCGGCAGAACGCGGCTACGAGCGACTGCTTAACGAGGCCTTGGCGCTCGCCACCCCGTACAAGGGCGAGGCATCCCGCGGCTTGACGATGCACAACAAGGAGCTGTCGGACTTCATGGCGAAGATCAGGCAGGCCCACGCAACCGGCGAAACCTGGCACGACGTCGGCTACATGAGCAGCACCAAGGGAACGAGCGCGGCATTCAGCGGCAACGTATACCTGCAGTTTCAGAGCGAGACGGGCGTCTACATCAAGGAAATTTCCCTGAACCCGCACGAAGGTGAGGTGCTCTTCGGGACCCGGGCGCGATTCATGGTGACCGAGATCAAGGAAGAGAAACACCACACGACGATCTACCTCCAAGAGGTGGTCGAGTAGCCGATACCCTTGTTGCATAACACCCACAAAAGGCGCAAAATATGACAAAAGGGCAACAAAGAGGGCAAAACACAACCAGGAGAACAGACATGAGCGACCTAATGGACCTGGACCCAGACGTCCGGGCGAAAGCACTAGCACGACTCGGCATGACAGAAGCCGAGTACCAAGAGAACCAGGCACGAAGACGGGCAGCGGTTGAGCAGGGCCAGAAGGCCGGGCCAACCATGGACCAGGAAGCCGTGCCGGATAAGTTCAAAGACATCCCGGCCGGCGTGGTCGGGGATTGAGGCACAACAGGAGAGCACACAATGTGGGTATTTCTGAGCGATTCATTCCTGAGCATAGTCGAAGACCGGGCGAACCCGGCCAGGCTGCTGGTCCGCGGGAGGATTAAGGGCGACATAGAGCGCGCCTTCCCGGAGGCCAGCGTGACCGAGACGCCGGACGCGGACTACCGCTACCGGGCACGGATCGACCGGGACGCCGTGGCCGAGGCGCTGGCCCGGCAGGTCTACCAGATGAACTATGACAATTTCAAAGGCAGCGTGAAGGACATCGAGCGCCATAACGCATACTTTGATTGCTGGCGTGCAATGGTGAACTACCAGACGCAGGCCCACCTCGTTAGCCTGAACAATCGCGGCCAGCTGGTCCGGGACTGCCGGGTCTCCGCGCCGAGGACTACGAGGTCGAAGACGACGACGACCTAGAGTTTGCATTCTAACCCGGGTAAGCCCTCGCCACCCGGCAGGGAGGAGGTAGCCAGCCGGTCCAATTGCCCACGGACTGGCTACCGCCTCCCGACCTTTTCCGCCAAAACCGCCAAAACCGCCAGACACCGCGCAACCGGGCCAGCTAGATTCTGGCCCATGAAAAAGCTAAACATCTTCAAGCCCGGCCGTCACACCGACGCGCACGGCACCGTCGCAGACTTCACAGAGGACGCAATACGCGCCTCCGCGCTGGCCTACAACCCAGCGATCCACGAAGCCCCGATCGTTGTAGGCCACCCGAAGGACAACCTGCCGGCATACGGCTGGGTGCAAGGGCTGGAGTTCAGCGAGGACAGCGGGCTGGAAGCGATCCCACACCAGGTGGATACCGACTTTGCCGAGCTGGTGGCAGCCGGCCGCTTCAAGAAAATCAGCGCCAGCTTTTACATGCCGGAAAGCCCGGCCAACCCGGTGCCCGGGACCTACTACCTGCGGCATGTCGGCTTTCTGGGCGCGCAGCCGCCGGCCATCAAGGGCCTGCGGGATGCGGAGTTTAACGAGAACGAGGATGGGGTGGTCGAGTTCATGGCCGCCTACGACGAGAGCACCAACGCCAGCCTGTGGCGGCGTTTACGCGAGTGGCTAATCGGGACCGCAGGGATCGAGACGGCCGACCAAGTGGTGCCCGACTACGCGGTACAGGACCTCGAAGCCGGTGCCCGCAATTCAATCGAGGCACCAGCCAGCCAGCCGGTCGCCGCATTCAACGAGACAGGAGCAGACACCATGACCGAAGAGGAACTGAGAGCCGCGGCAGCACAGCTGGAAGCAGACCGTGCCGCACTGACGGCTGACCAGGCCAGCTTTGAAGAGCAGCAGGCCGCTACCACCACCCGCGAGCAGGCCGTAGCCGCCCGCGAGCAGGCGATCGCCGGCCAGGCCAATGCCGACTTCGTGGAAGGACTGATCAAGGACGGCAAGGTGCTGCCAGCACAGAAGGCCGGCCTGATCGCCATGCTGAACAAGATGGACGCCGGCCAGGAGCTGGAGTTTGGGGAAGGCGACGCAGCCGTGAAAACCACGGACAGCGCCTTCTTCCGCGAGTACCTGAAGGCCCAGCCGAAGCTGGTCGATTTCCAGGAGCGCTCATCCACCGAACATGGCGAGGCAGAAGGCGAGAGCACTGATCCCGTCGAGATTTCCCGCCAGATCGAAGCCGAGCGCAAGCGCGTGAAGAACGAGACCGGCCGGGATATCAGCTTTGCCGAGGCCGCACACAGCCTCAAAAAGGCCACGAAGTAACCGCCGGAAGGCACCAACCACTAACCGAACTACGAGGAAAGGACCATGACAACTGGAGCTAACCCCGGCTTGATCAAGACCTACGACGCGGAAGGCGCAATCCTGCCGTACCGCATTATCAAATTCGGCGCTGCAGATTACGGCGTCGTCCAGGCAGCCGCCGCGGCCGATCTTTCGATCGGCGTCAGCAACATTCTCGGCGCTGCAGCAGCCGGCGACCCAGTCGACGTCGTGAAGAGCGGCATCGCCAAGGTCGAATTCGGCGGAGCCATCACCCGCGGCGCGGCCATTACGGCCAACGCCAGCGGCCAGGCTGTGGCAGCGGCCACGACCAACCAGGTCATCGGATACGCCGAGGTTTCTGGCGTCGCTGGCGACATTGGTAGCGTTTTCATCTCTCCAAGCAAGCTGCCGTAAGGCGAGTAGGCGATAACAGCAACCCAGGACCAGGAGCATAACCATGAATGTAGCACCTTTCCCAATCGATCCCGTTTTGACCGGGATCGCAATCGCCTACAAGAACGAGGCATACATCGCTGACGCGGTTATGCCCCGGGCACCCGTCGGACTGCAGAGCTACAAGTGGAAGCAGTA